ATATATGTAATTTTTATAATCATCATTTTTGTAAACAGGCTTGCTATATGTAGGCCTGTTGTATTTTGACATGTTTTTGTTAGTAGTGGCAATGGCTTTACTTTTTGCTCCTATTTCTGACACCCAAGGATTTTGATCGATAAGATTTGTAGAATATGTCGGTAAAGTACCAAGAGTTGCTACCACAGATTTAACAGACGGTTTTAAAAACGAAATACCACTTGATGGTGTAGTGTTCACAAAATTATTTGCAGCAACTTGATTAATCTGATTACCTGAACCAGTAGACCAATTCCCATCAGCCCCACTACCATCGGAATCAGCATTATTTTCACCAACTAACAAGACACCTCCTGCAATATCAAAATCGGTTCCATTCTCAAAACATATATTGTTTCTGAATGTTCCTCCACTGCTGCTAATAACCTCTATTCCATCACCAGTATGGTTATAAAATATGTTGTTTTCCACAATTGAAGATGCATTTCCATCATTAGCGGAATATGTGACCCCCCCCTGTCCATCCCAAGCAATATTATTATATATACGCATAACAACGACTGGATCATCTGCACGAAAAAATAAATGCGTCCTATTATTATTATTAAGCATCACATTGTAAATGTTAAAGGTGAACCCTGTTGTCACTCCACCGACTTGAAAAGCAATACGTGTTGCTGATGTTGCCGCAGAACGTATAATTTTCAAGCAACACAAATCTGTAATACCGGGTCCCTCTTGTTGAAAAACCCATAAATGCGCTGAAAAATTACAGTCTATTAGCCACCCATTATTATAATTTCCGCTGTGTGATTTGTTGGTTGTTATTGTTAGTTTGTTACCTGCAAGATTTTCCGTAATTGTGGCTGTAGCTGTCTCAACAACATCTGATATTTGTGTTAATGTAACATCTCCAGTTAAATTACCAAGATCTGCATAAGCAATTGCAAAAGTTGCATAGTCCCCGCCACTCCCGACAGTAGCACTTCCAGCAGTTATTGCGTTGTAATCATAGCACACATACAAAGGCTGTTCTGGCATTGCTTGAGTTGGTTTTAACACGTTTGCAGACAAGTTAGTACCGTCAATAAAAACTAAAGAATCTCCTCTTAATTTTGCATCAAGGTTTGGAATGTTTAACTCAACACCAATTTCTTTAAAATTGATTTTTTTCTTTTTAGGCCTATATTTTTTTTTGTTTTTAATGTCACCATCACTTTGAGAAGCGTTTCTCAAATCATCTTTCCAGCTTCTATTGTGCTTGATAACACAAAACACCCTTTGCATATTATTTGATATCACTGGGGCACCTTTAGACCATTCAGCTGGGTCAATAACTTCCACCAACATCCCATCCTTGACGCCCATATATTCTTTACCAGAAGCTGTTATTTTGTCGCCAACTTTATACACGCCATATACAAAATCGCTGTCAGTTTTACGAGGCTTGCCAAAAGATGCTACAACCCAGACAATTAATAATAATAAAAACTTTTTCATTTTAACCCTCTACTCTATTGAATAATTTATTTACAATTTTCTATAGTCATATATAACAAATCATCAAACTTCTTAAATTCTTCTGTTGATGTTGGCCTGTTGATTTTAACAAATCCATGCGCCATATCTGCTGGTACAGTTTTGATATTATCATCAGCAGTAAAATGTATAATATTGTGTTGCCCATCATACACCCTTAATCTTGTTTTATTTTTGTAACAATACTTGCTAACGCCCCAGCCTGTATTTTTACCGTCAAGGTGTATATCAATTATCGCAATATCGTAATCTTTGCCATTATTTAATTTTTTTATAGCACCATTATATGTATTTGCAATATCTATGTCAAAAGTAAGATGCTTCCATCGGGGATCATTCTCTGTTTTTAAATTAAATCTATCTTGAAGCAATTCAGCATTATCTTCATCATCATCAACAATCAACAATGTTATTTTTTTAGGTTTAGTGTTAGAATTAGGATTTAGTACTTTTATCATTTTAATTTCAATGTCAAGTTTGCCAATCTTCTTTTTGTTTTCAGCAATAGCAATTTTGTTTTCAGCAACACTCTCTTTGAAACTGTTCATCTCAGTACTTATTTTTACAACGTCCTGTCCTAACTCAATCATATTTTTATCAACTCTATCAAGCCTTTGATCATATCCACTAAACCGCTTTCTCACTTCCTTAAACCAGGATACTAAAATGAAAATTATTGCTGTGGATGCTGCAGTTGGAAGAAACGCTTGTAACCAATCCATTATTTGATCATCCCTTTAATCACAACTCTACGATTCAAATAGTATTCTCCGGGGTTACTGTTAACAATATCACCCTCACCTACCGAAGCAACAACCATATCAACAAAGCTCCCTATAAACGATTCTAAGTACTTGTAAGCCTCGTGAGCTCGTCTTAGGCCTAATCTATAATTATATATGTCTTCACCTATTGGGCAAGTTCCACCGGTTATTACAAGCTCTGTGTTAGGGCTTATTGTATTTCGAATCATGTTTAATGTTTTAATTGATTCTTTCGTTAATTCATCGCTATCAAAATTAAAATAAATTATTTCATCCACAGGCTCGTAAACAGGAATAATTTTTTCAGGACACTCTTCTTTGATAATTACAGTATCAGTTTTTAAAATCTCCACCTCTTTAATAATGATTTTTTCTTTAGGAATTAAATCAATGGATGTGTTTTTTTTAGAACATCCAACGGCAAACAACAAAACAATTAATAATAAATATTTCATTTTTTACCCACTTTTTTTTTAAAGAAATTAACTATGGGTGTAATAACCATATCAAAAACAACATCGTCTTTTTTTGTTGGGGTAGCTTTTACTATTTTTTCAGCAATATAAAAGCAAAGTAGTACATATTCCCAATTTTCTATAATAAATTTTTCAACCATACACACCTCCTGTTAAAGTTTATTCCGAGGAAAAGAACGATTTCTTATTTTCTTTTTCAACTCTTTATTTTCGTCTTTAGATTTTTTCTTTTTGGTTTCTTCGGGATCTTCATCTTTTTTCAATAAATCTGCCATTGTTTTCCCAGCTAATGTTGACGCGCCTAATTGCCCAACCGGACTACCCGCAGCCCTTCCTATATTTCGCAAGTATTTAGGCCCCCTACCAGTTTCCAAGAATTTTTTAGCAGCTACACCAGCAGCCACACCTGCAGCCGGAATTGGACCAACTATCGGAACTGTTGCACCACCAGCAGTTAAAGCCATCATATCCCTCAAAGATATTGCATTTTTTTTACCAATCCTTTCGGCTGCATCTTCAGCAGTGGCTTTAATTGTCATTAACGTGTTAATATTTTTAGATTTTTCAGCGGCATCTGGAACGAATTTTTTAAAAGATTCTGCAACATCCTTCCATATCAATTTCGCAGCTTTTCTTTTAACAATATCATCATCAGTTAAAGCTGTTGTTTTTTTGAATGCAATTTTACCAAGTTCGCTTTTTAATTCTCTTAAACCCTTTGCATCTAAATTTCCTAATTTTCCAGACGACTGCAAACCGTTAAATATATTTTTTATTGTTTTTTCAGCTGCATCTTTTTCGTCAGCAAGTATATTTTTTGCACTTCCTTTTTTTATTTTACCAATTGTTTTGGTAAAAATTTCATTGGAAAATATCTTTTTATCAGGATTCTTTTTCACAAAATCATTAACTATGTTATCAACTTCTTTTGTGAGTGCTGTAGTTTTTTCACTTGCCTTTTTAATCGTTTGCCCTACAGTTCCATCGACTTTTAACCTGAAAATATCTTCAGCATCAAAACCCATTAAACCTGCTGTTTTTTTAGGTTTTAATATATTTGTAAGAAATTTTGAAGCTTTTTTCTTTAAAACAGGCGACAACTTGTCTAAAGCACCAGCAGTTAATGCAGAAACTCCAATTTCAGCACCTGCTCTAACAGGGTCAATTTTGCCTTTTTCTCCAAACTCTTCAATTTGTTTAGTTCCAGCGGCAACGGCACCCTCTGCACCTCCAGCAATTACAGCAGGGACTTTCCCAGCTTTTACGAGTGGCCCTAGTCCAGCAGTTGCAGTTGCAACTGGAATTGCTGCCGGATCTCTAACAATTGATTCGGTAATTTTTCTAATCATACCTGACTCTTTTGGAGCTTCTTTTCTTTTTAAAGCTTCTCCAAATTTTTCACCACCTGGTGCTAATGTCGGAGTGGCAGCAATTGCGCGACCTGGCAATGACAACAAATCAGCCATTCCAGAGCCTGTGGTTTGTAAAAATTCTTTAGCTGTACTTTTTTTATCTTCACGGGCTTTTTCTCTGGTTTTAGTTGCCCTTGGGAATATCTTTGATTCAGTATCTTGAGGAAGACCAAAAAGAGTTCTCTGTTCTGGAGTTCCACCAAATCCAAGGCGTTGTGCAAAAGTGCCTTCAGTTTCTTTTTTTTCATCTTCAACAGGAATAGGCGCACTTGCAGCTTTTTTTCTTTTAAGCTGTAAATATCTCATTCTTAAACGTTCGTCTTCTGATAATGGCATTATTGACCAAACCTTTTTTCAAGTTCTGCGAGTTCATCTTCCTCATCAGGTGTTAACCCTACTTTTGGGGTTACACCAGCATCTTGTTGTTTTTTTGTTGTATTACCAGGTTTTTCAATTTGCTTAACTACCAAATCAGGAGGAACTTCAAATTTATTTGCCAAATTGGTAAACCTATCAATATTTAACTGTTGTGTTTCAGATGCCTTTTTAAACAATTTATTAGACCTGTCAACAAAATCAGTTCTTGTATTTGGTGCTAACCTTTCACCCTCTATAGCCTTATTCCACTTAGCTCTTAAAATATCAGGTATTCCAGCAGCATTTTGAGCAGTGGCAAACTCACCTTCCCTTACAGTAGATCCAGGATCAAGCATTTTCATATAATTAAAGATTAAAGCTAAATCACCCGCAGCACTTGGATCTTTTGCACTTGCCTGAATTCTTCCATAAGCATTATTCACAAGATTAAACGTTTTTGACAATTTGTCAAAGTCGTCTCTTAATTTATCGGAATTATTAAACAAGTTTTGTTTTTCTAATTTTTTAGCTTTTGTTTCTGCTTGTTTTCTTTGGACACCCATTCTTTTATCAAACAAAGACAATTGGAATTTTCTATCAGATTCAATATCGCTTAATTTTTCCTCTCTCTGTTCTTTTCTCAATTTTCCAGCTTCCTGCCTTTTTTCAAACTTATCAATAATAGCTTGATTCCTTTTAACAACATCTTTTTGCTGTGTGGTTGGCCTTTTTCCAGCGACTTTCCTTAGTATATCCCTTGCCCTTATAACATTTGCAGGTTCTTCGGGCTTGTCTTCAAATCTAAATGATGTAGTAGTTGGTTTAACAGGTGCTTTTTCCCCTGGTTGCAAAACTTTTCCCTCTTCATCAAATGCACCTGGTTCAGTAGGATCAAATGCTTCTGTAACCCTTGCCTGTTTTCCTATTTCAGTTTTTTCATCAAGTACAGGAGCAATCTTTTTAACTGCATCCTCTGGCTTCTCCTCTACACCTAACATAGAATCAAGAGCTGCTAATTGTCCAGGGCCTAATTTACTTCTAACTTCTTGACCTGTTTTTGATTCTGGACTTAAGAATTCAGAATACTCTTTAATTGTATCTTGTGGATTATCTCGGGCTGATTTAAGAACGTTTAGAAGCTCATTGGGCTTCATGGGTGAAGTTTTAACAAGCTCCCTTTCTTCATCGCTTACGCCAACACTATCAAGAATACTTTGAATTTCTTGATCGCTTTCAATATCTGCTTTCTTTTCAGATGCTCCGAGTTCAGTTTGTTCAACTTGAGAAGTTAACAATCTTTTGCGCAAATCATCAAAAGGTTTTTGCTTTTCTTCTTCTTTAAGTTTTCGTTTTTCTTCAGCTCTTTGCTTGAAAATATTAGATGTGGTTTGACCAACATCACGAAACATTGATGAGATTTTGCCTAAAGCTTCAGCTTTTCCTCTAAATCCTGGCATTTTATGCAGCCCTTCTATTTTGATTTTTTACACTTCTTAACACGTTCATGAAATCACTTGCAAAAGTATTTTGCCTTGATGTTCTACTTGGACCAGCAGCGGCTTTACTTTGAAAATCTAATCCACTTAAATTAACATCACGCTTTTTTGCTGCTAAATTCTTTTGAAATTCTTCCTCTTCCAATTTTGCGATTCTTGCGGCTTCTTCATCTCTGGCCTTTGCCGCTTGCGAGGCTGATGCAGCCCCAAAAATCCCTGAGCCAATTTGTCCAGCTAATTCAATGCCACTGCCAATTGCATCAACCCCTTCAGGAGAAATCCCTTTTGTATCTGTCGAAGTTGGAGCTTTTGCCATTGGTGCCCTTGTAGGTTGAACAGGTGGTGGTGGTGGAGGTGCTGGAGCTAACTTTTCAACTGGTTTTGCGCCTGGCACCTGCCTTGCAACTTGTTCAGCTCCACGCCTTTTAATTAATTGACGTTCTAAACCGCCAATATCTGTTTGCCTTTTTTGCTGGGCTCTAACTTTATCCCTGCGCTCAGCTTCAAGCTTTTCTTGCTGAATTCTTAATTCATCTTCCTCATCGGCTGCTTTTTTACTAAAACCAGCTTCAAAAGATTTGGTTGCAATTCCTGCAACTAATGTAATAATAGAAAGAACAGTTCCTACTGCCATAATTAACCCCTATCCTGATAGGCCGCCAGCCCAATCATTTAAGCCACTCACAGAATTGCCACCGGCTCTTTTTCCTGTAAATGTTCGTTTTGTACCTGTAGATATATCCATAATTTCAAAGGCTTGGTGATTCCTACCTTCTTTCGAATTGTATTCTCCTTGAGTAATAACCATTATCCTGTCACCAACTTTTATTATTGACCCCTCTGCTGGAACACCTGCCAAAGTGTTGGATGTTGGACTGTCAACTCTAATATTTGCCTCTGGCGATTTGTTAAGCAATGTGTTATAAGTTTCATTGTTTGTGTTGTTTGCATTGTTTGCATTTCTTAACGCTATTGCCATTTCATTTGGTGTTAATTTAACAGGACTCCCATCAGCACCAACCTTATACATGGCCATGCCCTCAAACTCTATTTTTTTACCAAATTTATCCATTACTCGACCAGCTACTCCACCAACCTCAACTTCGCCAGTGTTGTCATCGATGTAATAATCACCTGCAACTCCAGTATTTTCACCTTTTATATCAGTTCCTCCAAGGGAAGGCGATGTGTCTTTTCCATAAATGGTTTCATTCATGTGGTTGTTAAAATCTTGTGCATGTTCATCTGCTAATCCTACAAAAATATTGTTACCTTGAGCATCTTTTTCATATATACCAGCATCAAGCATACCATCACCATCAGCATCGCCTTGGACTATTGCGTATTGATACTGTTGATTTACCCAATCAGCAGAAATAGCGTTTTGTACTGCGTTTGGATCGGGATCAGTAAATTCAAAATCATCTGGAATACCGTTTACAGTATTTTCTAAAAAGGTTCTTAAATCACCAGGATCAGCCCGACCTTCAGCAATTTCGTTTTTAATAAAATCGTAAGCTTGCTGCTGTTCTGCCATGTCGATACCTGCTTGCTGTAAATCTATTCTCATCTGATCAACAGCCAAATTGTCTTGGTGGATTTTCATTTCTTGCTGATGTTTTAGCTGCATTAAGACTTTACCATTTTCAAACTCATTATTCTGAAGAGCTTGATCAAGTTCGTTCTGAACATACAACATTGACTCTTTGAAGCCTTGTTCTTGTAAGACTTTCTCCATTTCCTGGGTGTGGGCAAATGTCATAATGTCTTTTTGTCTTCCCACATCTTTATCGGCTTTAGCTTCATCCAATTGGGCTTTTAAATGAGTCATTTTTTCGTCATGAGTCATATCATTTGTTTGAAGTTTTAGCTGTAACATGTTTCTATCATCTGCAATTTTAAGCTGTGCTTCAATATCATTGTTTTGGACTGCTAAAGCATGTTCCATTTTAAGGAAGTTTTCAGCATTAACAAAATCTTGTTCACCAAGCCTTTCAGTTGTTTGCCAACTTTGTGTAGCAATTCTTTGGGCGTTTTCATATTCTTGTGCTTTTTCTTGCATAACCAATTGAAGATTGGCTTGCATTTCTTCAATTTCTTTTTGTGCTGTAATGTTTTCACTCTGGACTGCCAATTCATGTTCTTGGGCAAGCTGATCGCGTGCCTCTGTAAAATCCTGCTCTACCATCAATCTGTCAGTATCAAGCTCAGACTTTAATCTTAAAATAGATTCTTGAGCACCAATATTAAGATTTGCAATTGATTCATCACTTGCGATTCTTGCGACTGCAATTTTCTCAGTACTTAAAATTCCTTCACGAGCTAATTGTGCCCTAAGATCTTCTATTTTCTGCTTTGCGTTTAAGTCATTGGTTTGCTCTGCCAAGCTTTGCGCCCTGTCAAGAGCTTTTTCCATTTTGTCGTGCTCCAACGCCGTCACCTGTTCGCCTGCGGAAATCTTGCCTTGTAACTCAGTAATAGCAAGCTTTACATCGTTCTCAGCTTTTTGAGCTTCTCCCCCTTGTATCATACCTAACAAGTTTTGAGAACTTTGCAAACCTTGGCCTACTGCCTGTTGTGAAGCCGTCGCTCTGTCTGCTATTAATTGACGCTCTAAATCTTGACGTTCTCTTTGCTGTTGATTTTCTGACTTAACAATTCCCTCACTAATAAATTTACCAGTATCTCTAAAACCTTGGGTTGTTAAATCTTCACGAATTTTCTTTTCTTTAGCAGCTTGAGCAACTGCCAAATTTTCCCTTGCAATTTTTTCGGCTTGAGATACTCCAGGAATGTCACCACCCAACAATTTACCAGTTGCTTCAGCACTTTTTTTGAATAGTTCAGTTTGTGAAATATCAAAAGGAGCCTTTGAAGGTTGCAATATATCCGACATACTCTTTGTTGCAGGTTGTGGAGCTGTCGCAGGTTGTGGAGTTTTTGACAATACCTCATCAAGTGTTTGAACCACAGGAGCAGGTTTTGCAGCCTGTGGAGCGGTAACGGGTTGAGGAGGTGCCACAGTTGAAGGTGGTAAAACCGCAGCTTTCCTCTTCAACCCTAAAGGGTCATCGTCTGTAAGTTTTTTATTAAAATCTTTTGTAAAATTCGACTGATTATTTAAAAAAGTTCCTGGCATTACCAAATCCTTAAATTGAGGTCAACACGACTCTCTGTATATTTTACAACTATATTATTTTCATTACTTGATACTACATAAACATCACATGCAGCATTTTTTTTAATTATTTGACACCCTGCAGGTATTCTACCTAAATTGTGTTCAACAACTTTTTGTTCTCCAGCAACTCCATTATCAGGAATCCGAATAATAACTGCATTGAAATCTCCATCTTTTAAGGGTATATCAATTGCCTCAAATGCATGTTTTATATTTGCATTTCTTGATTGTTCGATTGGTGGTTGTAGTTGTTTTGTCATTTTTACTTTCTGTATGTTATACAAACATCTTGAGAAAAACCTTTATTTCCTGTATTAGTCCAATTAGCAATGCTATAATTGGGAAGTGAAGTTAATATACCAAAGTCTACAAAGGATGCATTTGGTACCCCACTACCAACAGTAATCGAGCAATCAAACGCTACATTTACGTCACCCGCAGCTAAACCACCTGAAGCCGTGGATTTTTTAGTAACAGATGGCTTAATAATATCAGGCACATTATTTGTGTCTAAGGCAAAGTTTACACTATTAGACGTTGCTGAAAAAGCATCAAAATTTAACGTAACAACATCACCTAAAACTGTATATCTAACAGTATCTTGTACAGTTGTAGAAAATCCAAAATATGTACCGTAAAATTTGCCCTGCTCATATATAAATGGATTTCCGTTAATGCTCATGTTGTTTGCTACAGTAATAGTATCACATGTTATTCTTGTAGAATTAATTCCATTTGCTACAGTAATAGTATCACATGTTATTCTTGTAGAATTAATTCCATTTGCTACAGTAATAGTATCATAATTAGCGGAAGTCACTGAAAAACTGCCAACTTTCAACCCGTTCGTTACAGTTAAGGTGTCAAAGGTTACATCATCAGTAGTTTGTAGGTCTTGATTCATTAAATGGACTTCTGTTAATCCCTGACCTGTGTTTATTCCATTAACACCAAGATTGCCATTAATACTGACAGAATCTTCAAGGGCGTGAGTTTTAAATAGGTCTGTGGTGTTGTCACCTTCTATAATTATATCAATAGCGTTTCCATCATCGTTGAACCTTGTTTCAGTTCCCGATAGTCTAAGCAAGCTTTTTGAGTTGGTTGTAATTGTAAAAATTTCTGTGTCATCAGCAGGGCCTGAAATATAAACACGGTCATTGCCCGCCTGACAATAAAACAAAGGATCAGCATTCTCACCCTTGACGATAAAATTTACACCTCCTCCCTCACTATTTACACCAACAGCATTGTCATAGCAACGCAGTACCCCCGGAGTAGATGACTCTACACCAAACAACAACCCTGAAGTTCCAACAATTTTAATTGAATCATCTATTATGGCACCACCTCTTATAGAGTCAACATTTATCCGTCTTGTTGTAACAGAGTTTTCTATATATGGATCGCCCCCAATAGTATCAGCATTAAACCTTGTCATTGATGTACTTGTATCCAGCTTAGAAAGCGCAATTTGAGCATCAGCAGCAATATTAATGTTCCCAATCCTGCCGTTGATTATTGATTGAATTGAATCTTTTAATGGATGATACCAAATTGCTGTGTACATCGTGTCACCATCTGCAACCCCTTCAACCCCTGCATCATATTCAAGAGTGTCTCCACCAGCTGCGAAAATTGAAACTGCCATAAGTAATAATAATAAAAACTTTTTCATATATTCCTCAACATCATTTTATATGTGAAATCAAAACCGTTAAATTCAAAGAAGTTGTCTTCATGCCCAACAACTTTATTTTGATCATTTACAAAACCACTAAAAAATTGAAATGAAAATGTGTTTCCAATAGTGTCAGAATCTAAAGAATCTTCTAACTCATCTTTAACCACTGTAGAAACAGAGCCCCAGACACTCACACCAAAAACAGCTGCAATTTCAACAGGGTTAATTGATGTTGATGATTTATCGTGTCCTGTAAAGGCGTAAGGAACAATCAACAAACTTCTTTGAAATTTTCCTTTAACACTAATCATTTTAGCCTGTTTTCGAACCATTAGAGAGTCACCGACAAAATTTTTAGTCCTAAACTGAGTTAGCCAATCAGTTAAACTTCCATCATATTCAGTATCCCTTTTGTGAGCAAAGTTAAGCTCGTATATTTGCCTATTATTAGTGTCGGCATACAACACGGTGCCTTCTGCTCTTTGGAGCAAATACTGTGCGTTTAGCTCGTAAGGAAACCAAGTTGCATCTGCCTGGCCTAATTGTACTACAAACATTGTTCTTAAATCGCATAGCCAAATCTTTGTATTGTACAATTTTCCTTTTTGTTCTCTGATAGTAATTGCGTAATAATGATCAAATATTATATTTGCAGAACAATTCTCTTGAGACAATGCTGCTCTTAATGATTTTGGAATTGATCTTCTGCTAATATTAATAACTTCTCTGCCAAACATCATATTAATTGCGTTTTCGTTATCCATGAAAACCAACCAATTTTTATATTCTGTAATTGTGTTTTGCTGTTTTATTCCGATAGTTTCAGTAATTCTAACTATTGGAGAATTTGGATTTCCCTGGGGAAGCATACAAATTGAATCTTCAGAGAAGATGTAAAGATCTTCCCTTTCAGTATTTATATTGTAGAGAGCTTTAATTCCTTTGATCTTTCCTTTTCCAGGAACCTCAATAAAAGCTAATGATCTTTGATATTCAACATATGCATCAGTTTGAGCTATTTCTGAAAATCTTAACTTGGAACCATCTACCCAAAATTGTCGATCATTTGCACTTTCAGCAATTTCACCCTGTTCAGGTTGACCATGGTTTCTTTCAACTAATTCAGTTAATTGTGCATCAGGTGTATTGTCTGTATAAGTTGTAGTCGTATTGTCACTAATTGTACCAATTTCAAAATAATTAGCCCCTCCAGCAGTTGTCCGGTAAATTTTTCTTGCAATTACTCTTGAATCAGGACTAATTGGAATACTTGAAATATCTAACTTATCACTTGATAATGTAATACTGTTACTTGCATCTGAAGGATTGGATTCTAAGCCATCACTTGTTACATAAGTAATCACAACAGCATAAGAACCTGTTAAAACTCCAGCTACTCCAGCAGCAACCACAGCGGCCGATATTGGAGAAGCAATTCCAACATCTCCGACTGTGCTACCATTTAATTTTCTCTGAGTAGTTTCGCCGTTATAAAAACAAATCCCCCTAAGAGTATGGAAATAAATCTTCTCATTTCCGATTGTGTCTATTGCGCTTGATGATGATGGAGAATGTTCGATTAATTCAGTACCACTTGCAACTAAGATTTTTGCATTGCCATCTCTATCGATATATTCATACATTCCATTGATAGGATTGTCTAATTGAGCACCCCAAGGTTTTTTACCAGGGCGCTTAAACAGAGAACCCCCATCTATATGTATATTATTAGCACTTTGCAACTTATTATTGGCAAGTTCTATAGCATCATGATACTGATCTACCCCCCCGTCTAATTCGACGTAAGGGTGGTATTTAGTTTTTTGCATTCGTGCCATTAATTATAAATCACTTTCATATAATCCATCAATTTGAACATCAAAGCCCTCTGCATTTGCAGAATCAGCAATTCTTTTTCCAGTTGTATCATAATTTTGCATAGTAACAAAATCCATAGACAATGAAACATTATTGCTTTCACGTTCTTCTTTTGCTAAGAAATTGGCAGTTTGTAATTTATTTGCTGCGGTATCTTCATTAGCCCAACCATAACAATATGCCACTACATAAGCCCACAAAACTTGCTCTAAACTCTCATCAATGGCAGTTATAACAGTGTCTAAATTAGTTCTTACACCATTATAAGTGCCGTAAACAGTCCATGTTTCCACAGTATCAGGAGCTGTTTGAAGAGTAAATTCATTAGTTGTTGTGTCCAATGACCACACAACACTTTCACCATCAGCATCTCGAATGTCCTGAATTTTTCGGATTCCAGCAGGAACAGAATAAGTTTTTGTATTTGCTACAGTGCTAAATGTTACCCCGTAAATTGGGACATCCATTTTTGAAACAAACTTCGATACTGCATCAGAAATATTATCTTCTTTAACGTCGTTGCTTTGCTTCCCCAACAATTTTAGGGAAGCATCAATTCTTGTTTTTATTTTGGCAAGGGAAAGAGCCATTATTTTTCGCCTTTAAACTTTTCTTGCATCCTGTCGATTCTTCTGTTTGCAGCGGCTTTATTATCAACAACAGCCTTTTCCAGCTTGGCCACCTTGCCCACCAACATTGCAACATTTTCACTCAACTCATCGAAAACTTTTGTAACATCAGGAGAAGGAGATTGTGAAGAAAGCGAATCTTTTAATTCACCAATCCTTAAGTCCACATAGTCCTGCATAGAACCATTAGTCGCTTTGTTGGATCTGCCATTTTTAAACCTTTGCTCTCTTTCAGCTTTTAATTGTTCTT